TTACCCTCTTTCAAAAGTATGCGATTTAATATGTATATTTGAACAACTATACCCAATACCATATACACTGTCGTAACATTCGCACCAAGTTTTCTGTATTGGTAAATTAACCATAGAATACTGGCCACCAAACTGATAATGGCAACATCTTTATTTTTCACGTCAACATCTACAGAATTTTCCAAACTCTTATACATTTGAACAAACCCAAGACTGAACGCGGCACCCGAAATAATCTCGTCAAAATTCATATATTATAATCACAGATTATTATACAAATGGATTCCATTTTACAAAAATATGCTGGTAAAATTACAACCAAAAGTGTAGTCAAGACAGTTGAAGAACTTCGTGTCGAGTACATCGATGACGGACTTACCAAAGAAGATATTCCACCAATTGTCGCCCGTCTCGTCTTTATGACCGCCAAATTCAAAAGACTCCCAGGTCCCCAGAAGAAGAAACTGGTCATCTCTATTCTTAATCACCTCATCGAACAGATTGATCCAGGAGATCATGACAGTGAATTTGAAATTATTCTGAAAAGTATGGTTCCACCAATCATAGACAGCTTCGCCACGATGTTGAAAATTAAAAAATCTATGGTGGGGATTTTATTACCATGCTATAAACAAATATAAGGAATAATAGTCATAAATATATACATGAGATTCCCACCACTAGAAGTTATGATTCAATATGGAATATATACAGTAAAAGAACTAGAACGGTTTGCTAAAGGACTAGTTCCGAAAAGGAAAATCAATATCCTAAGTGAATGTCCCAGGTGTTCATTTGTTCATGAAAGGATTTCCTGTAATAATTGTGAAAGATGAAATATTGTACCGTAACAAGTTACATGTCAAAGGGTCCAGAGATTATCAGTAATAATCACATGTGTGCCGAACGTCAATTAATTAGATATTTATATAGAAAATGCATGAAAAAGGGATATAAACCCCACCAGTTTAGGGAATGGTTACATAGGACACATGGAGAGTTGGTCGTTTCACGACAAAACGTATATGGTGATGCTATATCACTTCCATGTGTCATATGTAGAAAGTTTATGGAGAGACTGGATATTAGATGGAAAGCCTATGATGGATGTCAGTGGGTCCACAGTACTTGGGCTCCACCATCTAGACCCACCAGTAAACAAATGAGAGTTTTAGGTTTTGGGAGTTATGATCAATCCCAAAGCTGATTCCAAGTTGTTGTGATTCCTCTTCAGTGGTTTATTTCTCTTTAGTTTTAGTGCATTATTACCAGATGTCGAATTCTGTATTTCATTCATCTTTTGTGTGTTTGAAATAAAGGGTATCGTATTATCAACTTTAGGTTTAGTTGCTATAATATTAGGCACTTCTAGATTTTCCGTATGATTTTTTCTAAAATCTTCTATATCCATAGTTCCACCAAACACTTTTAATTTGAATCTGTTGGGGGCCGGTTTTATATGCCCACGCTGTTTGAACATCTTAGTTCTCATGAGAACCATGTTACCGCAAATGATACCACCACGACTCAAACCATATTTATCTATCGCAAAGGATTTCATACAACTCCACGAACAAAAACGTCCAGATGTTTCAAAAACTTTTGTTCTTTCATTATATCTGTGTGGCATACTTAAAAGGTTTCCGTCAAATGTGTGACAGCACCACCAACACCACATATAGATAGGATCGTATTTCTCTTTAACCCATTTGTAATTATAGCGTCAACGTCATACTTATACATATACTCCAACTCTTTTGGTTCCTTGTGTGTATATGTGTAGACCCTAATATTTTTAGACTTACAATAGGTTATGAATTCATGATCTAGACATGTCCAATGGATGACCACCATGGATAAATTCCGGGTGATCATATCATACTCCCTCGGGTGGAAAGTTGTTTCAAATGTAGAACCCTTTTTGTAACAACCTGGTAAAATCTTTAAAATTCTTCGATTGAAACTACAAAATGATACCAGTTCCGTGGGTCTTCTCGTGTAAAAGTTCTCAAGTGCCCCGATCACCTCAATGTTGTTACCCTTGATATCCAGAATAAGTTCCATGTTAATTATTTGGGGTAATTTATCGTACACTTCTTGGAGAGAACATATTCCAAACTTTTTTAAAACTTCAAAAGAAGTTTCTGATATGAAATAATCATCAATGTACACGTCGTGGTATAAAATAAGTTCCCCGGTTCCACACAGTTGAACATCAATTTCGATTCCATCGTACCCCAGATTTATCGCCCATAATATCGCGTTGATACTATTATCCCTGTATTCCTCGGAATACCCACGATGGGCTATATACCTCATTAAGTTAAAGAGATATTTAAAGTTTTAATTAATGATTCTCTCTATTGATGTGGGTATAAAGAATTTGGCGATGTGCCTATTGGACGAGGATTCTGGTAATCTCGTTAGAGAGTGGGATGTTGATGGAATACCACCACAACACAAAGATGGTGTATATGTTTCCATGAGGGACCACCTCGATGAAAGACCCTGGGTCCTCGGGGCAAATACAATTTTGATAGAAAAACAACCCGAACGTAACAAGAAAATGGTCTCTGTCATGCACTTCCTTCACGCATACTTTATCATTAGGTGCCCCCAAGCTGAAACAATTCTATATGATGCTCGTCACAAAATACCAGATGTTGCGGGTCCGGGGAAGGCACAGTACAACAAGAGGAAAAAGGTCTCCATAGAGAGATGTGAATCCTTTATCCGTGATGGACCTACCAATGCACATTGGTTGCCCATCTTCCTCAAGTCTAAGAAGAAGGACGACCTGGCGGACACCGTCATGCAGGCACTATCCTTCGTGAATAGGAAGGAGGTGACCCCAGCCTCCATGAAGAAAAAGACAACAAAGTTGGTGGCAAGGAGACCCAATGAAAATCAAAAAGCTACAAAATATTCAAAATCAAATTTGGCTTGGATATATTTGAACAAAGTTGATTGTGAAGTCCTTGAGAATAACAAGAGGTTCATGAAGGATTTGAAGAGGTACTACAAGAATGTTGGCGACTTGATTAAAGAAATAAACGGATAAATACTTATAATGGAAAAAGTTCTGGATCATGGATTTGTTAGGCTCGTTGATTATATGCCTCAAAAAGATTTGGATTCGTCCATCGTACAAGCAGCCCGAGTCTCTTATGGAGATGGGACTAAGTCCACGCGAGGAGACAGGGGTCTCATACGATACCTCCTTCGCCACTGGCATACGACTCCGTTCGAAATGGTCGAATTCAAATTTCACATTAAGATGCCCATCTACATCGCAAGACAACATATGCGACATAGAACAGCCTCAATTAATGAGCTATCCGCCCGTTACTCCGTCGTACCCAAGGAGTATTATGAACCAGATACTCTGAGGGGGCAGTCCGAAGTGAACCACCAGGGGTCGGAGGGTGTCGTAGACGTAGGGGAGGAACTCACTGGAAAGGTGACCCAACACCTGACCCACGCATTTGAGGTCTACGAGGAACTCCTAGAGGGTGGAGCCTGCCGTGAACAGAGCCGCGGGGTGCTCCCGCAGTCTACCTACACAGAGTTTTATTGGAAAATGAACCTCCACAATCTCATGCACTTTCTCCACTTGAGAATGGATAGTCATGCTCAGAAAGAGATCCGTGACTATGCCACCGCCATTTACGACTTAGTGAAGCCCCTGGTCCCTGTCACGATGGAGGCCTTCCTAGACTTTAGGGTCAATGCGATGCATCTCACCGGTCCAGAGATTGAAGCCCTCCAAACTGGGAAGACCATCGAGAGCCCCGGGGAGAGGAGGGAATTTGAGGAAAAATTAAAGAGGTTAAAAATAAAATATCCATAGAGGATACCTATGATTACAAATGCGTCTGCTATAATGACAACCCAAACACTTTTTGATTTTGAGTTGAAACGTCGCCCCGATTTAGCCCGTAAATATGGGTATATTCAGGTGATCGAACCTAAAACTATCTTACAAAATGATGAACAAAGACTCAGCTACATTGAAGAGGAAATGAGACGCCGTCCTCGTGCAGCTCTCAGGATGAAGAAGTATAAAAAATAAATGTCCCTACATAATAAATGCTTGCCATCGCAACTTCGCCAACTATTTTCGCTAGTAAAAAGGGCTTCAAGAGGCTCAGCAAAAAAATCAAGAAGGATCGGGATATGGACGTGGACAAGATCAAAGGTAAATTGAGTGATATTGTCCGCGATGAGCAGAGGAGGCTAAAGGAATACTACAAGGAGCATGAGAAACTTGTCAAGAAGGATGAAAAGTCCAAGCCCAAGAAGAGTGTAAAGAAGTCTATCGATCTTTACGAAAAGTAAAATACATCGCACCCGCTATGAATACACCAGCCAATGGTGTGTCGTGAAACCTCTCCGCTAATACAGCACAAATTACACTGTATTGAACTACCCGTATTTCCTGCCTCGTTTTAACCATCGAGCGTTTCATAGATGCTCTGGATTTCTCCAAACCCAGAACAGCTGTGCTTATCTTCCCAATCTTTGAGGGAATCTCCGTCGTCTTCATAAACATTTCCCCCAAGTCGAATGATTCCAAGAACTGCTGTTGAATCATTGGTTCCAGGTAGGTGAAGTAATTAAACTCTGGATCCAACTGAATGCATATACCCTCTATGAGAGAGAAGGACTTCGCCAGGTAGACGAAACTTGTTGGTACGACGAAGGGTTTCTCCATAGCCAGCTCAGCGGCGAGTTCATCGTTTACGATAGCACCACCATCTAGGGTCTCCAGGTACCCAAGGATGCTCTCAAAAAAGAGTTCAATGTCAGAGATATCCGTAGACGTTGGGACGATGACCCCCAGGCGTATTAAAATTTTTACTATCCCCGAGGTGTCCCTATTTACAATACAAAAGAAGAGGTCTTTGAAACCTTCTCTGAGTTCATCCGATAGTGGGATGACTAAACCGAAATCGTAGAAGACCAACTTACCATTCTCGGAAATACCCAAGTTTCCGGGATGTGGGTCAGCGTGGAACAGACCAGCCTCCATAGTCTGTATGACGTATGAATTCACGAGGGCTTCACACACCTTTAATTTGTTGATTTTCTTATCCTTGATTTCGGTAATCTTATCTGTTGGTACATATTCCATTACAATCATTTCATTCGTACAGTATTTTTTATACACCCGTGGAATCTTAATCCATTCAACATCTTTCAGAGACTTCCTAAATTTGATCGCATTATTGACTTCTTGAACATAATCTGCTTCACCCAAAAGATATTCAATCGAATCATTGAGAACAAAGTCTGAACTATTCCCAGTATCAATCCCCACAGATTGAACTATTTTTAGAATTTGTTTCAAAGTTTCCGTATCGGATTGCATCGTATCATAAATACCCGGTCTTTTCAATTTTACAACTACGGGTTTTCCATTTTGGAGAGTAGCCTTGTGGACCTGACCAATACTAGCAGACTTAAAGGGGGTATCATCAAACTCCTTGAAAATATCTAAATCAATCTGATCCCTAACTAAATTATAATCAAAAGCCGGAACATCATCTTGGAGAGATTCAAGTTCACGGGTGAACTCTGGGGGGTAGAGGTCCCCCCTCGTAGACGCAATTTGTCCTAATTTTACAAATGTTGGACCAAGATCGAGAAGTTGATCTTTTGTCCATCGCCCAAGCTCAGCTTTATCTTCCATAAAACGCTCTCTCCACAAAAATTTGGCGGCAAACTTCCAAGTCTTTACCTTCTGTTGAGTTGGTTTGGGTAAGGGTTTTATTACAGTCAACATACCTATCATAGGAAGATATTTTTTAATGTCGTCTAAATATAAATGATAGCAAACACTTTCAAACCCGTGACTGGACCAATAGAAAAACTGATCGAAGCACAACCTGTTATATTCACACTTATCATTTTGTACCAGGGTTTATTCTCAGGAAATGCAGTTAAAATACCAGGCAATCTTCAAGTGCTTTTTGATAGTAAAACATTTAGGTTCATGTCACTTTTACTTATCGCCTTCTCCGCCACCAAGGACATAGAATACGCATTGTTATCCAGTTTACTATTCCTGGGTGTATTGTACCTATTGAAAACTCCCGAAGAACGTGAAGAAACTGGTTTCATTTGAAGAAAAATGTTTGGGTAAAGTAGAATGAATATTCATATAATTGGTGCCGGGCCATCTGGAATGTCACTCGCTTGGGAAATACTTAAATCGGGGGAGTACAATATCACAATTTATGATAGAAAACAATCAGCAGGTGGATCGTGGTGGGAACCAGACGTAAACACCCGGGATCTTCACGCACACAGAGTTCTATTTGATCGAGCGTTCATAAACACAAAGTCTCTACTGGATGAAATGGGTATAGATTGGGATGAATTGTTCGAACCCTCCAAAGGTGGTGATCAACACACCGCATTTCTACTCGAGTCCTTATCGTTAGGAGACTACGTCAAACTTCTATCCCTAATACTGAAAGTTATCGTACAGCCCGGTAAATACAAAAAGGTGAGTTTAGAAAATGCCGTGGGTGACGTCTCGGAAAGGGGTGCACAACTTCTCCAATCTCTCACCCTCGTTATGGACGGTGTAACTTGGGATAGAATGTCAGCCTATGAATTTATAAATAATATCAATCACGTGGCATTATCGAAACCCTATACACAGAGGGTTTCTGGTAAAGTCATGTCCGATGCGATGGAGGAAGCACTCCTAGATGCAGGTGTAAATTTTGTTTTTGGTGTCGAGTTGGAGACAGTCACCTATGGAAAAGATGATTACATGGCGACATTTACAAATGGCGACATGATAGATGATGGGTACCTCTTTTTATGTGTAGATAACAGTCCAGCTCTAAAATTAATGGGTGACAATTGGGGACCAGATGGTCATAAAAAGGTTAGCGACGGTACCTATGGAGCCATAAATGTTCTCCTCGATTACGAAGAACCCATAACCTTAAAATCGGATCTTGAAATAGCAGCGAAAACCGCATGGAATTTACAACCTAGGGTTCTTTCGGATGGTGTAACTGTCTCATGTGGTATAGCAAACATAACCGAAGAACTTTTATCCAACACCCCTGACATGTTGATAAAGGGGGTCATCGAACAATTGGGTCTACCCCCACCAAAGACATCTAGGATTGGGTGGGGTTCAGATTGGAGTGAAGATGGTGGGTGGTCATTTTCACAATCCTCGGGGGTCCTAGGTCTCAGTGGTCAGTTACCCTTTTTTGGTGAATGTTCCAAAGTTGCTATGTGTGGTATGATGTCTCCTAGAAACACACCATACTCTAGTATCGAGTCGGCCGTGGAAGTCTCCAGAAGTTTAAGTCACCAGGTTTTTGGAACGAGGAAACCATCCGAACCACTCACAATAAGCCGTCTCGTGGTAATCCTAATTGTAACACTTATAGTTTTGATTTTACTATATCGTAACAGATGGAAGTAGTTGCACATGTATATGAACCACTATATGAATATAACGATAAGAGGTATATCCGTTTCACACTTGAACCAGACGCAGCGAAAAGGGTTTCCTCCATTCACTATCGTAAACAATTTCTTTTAAAAAATCAAAATATTGACGACCCCCTAGATGGAAATGTTTTGAAAGTAAAAGTTCCATACCGTTATAGGAGAGTAATGTGTGAGGTTAAGGGTAAACCAATTCAATCTCTTACAAGGGGTGATCAAGTTAAAATTAAAATAGAATTCAAAGGAGTTTGGAACGTTGAAAATTATTCGGGATTTTCTTGGATACTTTCGAGTTCTTCATTTTGATCCGGAAGTTCGATGACATTTAGACCAGAATTTTTTAACTGTTGGAATACCTGAATCATTCCTTGGAGTCTATATACTTCTTGAAATAACTTTTGAATCTGTTCATCAATGTGTATAACAGGCATTTACCCATTTAAAGTTTATTCCCTTTAAATGAGTATGCTCACTAGAACTGGGTACCTCGCCACTGAAGGACCCCTTCAAGAAATAAAAAAGGAACTTACCGTAAGACCTATAGTAAATGGAGATTATGGATTTCCGCCACCACCTTTTAAAGTTTTTAAAACGATTAAAAATGGTATCTGTGTCCCGCGCTTCTATGGCATCGAGAAACTTGGTGAACCCAAAGAGGATCGAAGACCCCAACCTACCCGGATTAGAACGAAGTTTGCAGGTACCCTTCGAGACGCAACACACCAAAACGAAGCACTTGCTGCAGCTCTTAAGGCGGGTCATGGCGTTCTCTCACTCCCGTGTGGTTTTGGGAAGACCACCGTATCCCTGGCAATAGCCTGTAAGTTGGGCTACAGGACCATGATTGTCGTTCATAAACAGTTCCTAGCTGATCAGTGGAGGGAGAGAATCCAACAATTCTGCCCAGGTGCCACCATCGGCATCGTTCAACAGGATAAGAAGGAAGTTGACTGCGATTTCGTCATCGCCATGTTACAATCTCTTTCCCTAAAGGAGTACAACTTTTCGGACTTTGAGAGTGTAGGGACCCTCATTGTAGACGAGGCCCACCATATATGCGCAAAAGTATTCAGTCAGTCCCTCTTCAAGATGTGCCCCAAACACATTTTTGGTCTCTCCGCAACCCCCGAGAGGAAGGATGGTCTCACCAAAGTCCTCCACTGGTTTATGGGACCAACTTTCTTCGCCGTTGAGAGGAAGAATCAGGAACAGGTGGAGGTATTTACAATCACCTACGAATGCTTCAATTACAGAAACCCCCCACCCTCCATGAGAAATGGAAAGATCTCTATGCCCAATATGATCACGGAGTTGGTCGAGGATCGCCATAGAAACAAAATGTTGGTGGAACTCGTAAAAAAGGCTTCGGCAGGGACGAGGCAACTTCTCGTTCTAAGTGACCGGAGGTTCCACTGTGAATTTCTTCACCAATGTTTCCCCAAGAGCTCTGGGCTCTATATGGGTGGCATGAAGGAGAAGGACCTCCAAGAATCTTCCCAAAAGAAGATCATCTTCGCGACGTTCAGTCAAGCCCACGAAGGCTTGGATATACCAACCCTAGACACGGTCATCTTGGCCTCCCCAAAGTCTGACATTGTTCAAAGTATTGGACGCATCATGAGGGAGACCAAGGGTAAAAAGAATAATCCCCACATTTACGACATTCACGACCCATGGTCAGTCTTTACAGCGATGTACTATAAGAGAATGAAGGTGTACCGTCAAGGTGGATTCAAAATTCACGGAAAACCCACGGAAGAAAAAAAGAGTGACTTCCCTCAGGGAAAGTGTCTGTTTTTATAATCTGATTAATAAATAAATGTCAGGTGCATTGATACAACTCGTTTCAAAGGGTGTACAGGATGTTTATTTGATGACCGACGAGGGACATTCATTTTTTCGTATAAAGTTCATGAGGCACACCAACTTTTCACAAGCCCCGAAATATATCAAATCTATAAACGATACAGATAATACAATTACTATTCCAGTATTGGGTGATATCATCAATGGTATATGGTGCGAAGGGAACGCTGTATCCTCAAATCTTTTTTACAATTCCACTGTCGATCTCTTAATTGGTGGTCAAAAAGTAGACTCACAACCCTATGACTACTTTAGTGATATATGGACCAATTACCTGGCAGATACCCACGTAAAGTCACAGGAATTGACCAACAAGGTTTCAGCATCTAACCCAAATTTCCTCCCGTTCCACTTTTTCTTTTGTGACCATGGAGCTTTTCTCCCACTTTTGGCACTTCAACACCACAAAGTTGAAATTAAAATACACTTTGATAACGCACAATTTGCTGGTGTATCCAGTAAAAACAAACAAATCAAAGTTTATGGAAACTATATTTATCTAGACAAGGATGAGAGGGAACGAATGATTACGCGTCAAATGGATTTCGTAATCACACAGGTACAAAGTGTGGAATATCCACTTGAAACGGTTTCAGACCACGTCACCCAACAAGGTGGTGATAATAGTTTAGATTTGTCTTGCTTCAACCACCCAGTGAAGTCTATATTCTTCGGATTTAACGCCCTCAATAACGATTTCGCCAATGATCGTTTTACATTTCACACAGGTGATATACATATAAATGGAACACCCTTACTCGAGGATATGAGCCCCATGTACTTTCACACTATCCAAAATTACTATAAATCTAAATTCGGGACATCCGATTTTGTACATACGACGGAAGTTCTATTCCAAACAAGATACTTTGCGTATCACTTTTGTTTAAATGCATCAGATTACAATCCATCTGGGACCTGTAATTTTAGTCGTATAGATAACGCAAAGCTTATACTCAGGGGGGTTGAGAAAGGAAGTCTCAGACCAGATGGACAGGAACTCTATATACACGCAGTAAACTATAATGTTTTGAGGATCAAAGGTGGAATGGCTGGGATTTTATTTGGTAACTAATATAAATGGGAAGAACAGTCAGGTTTGACCAGGTATATGTCACCAGTCTAGATGCCGACCCAATAGAGCAGGAGGTTCTCACCTCTGCTTCAGCAATTATTACAGGTGAAATTGAAGCCGATGAAGTTGTTGTAAGTCGTATCGGTATTTCAAATTCAAATCCAACCAAGAGTTTCTCAGTTGGTGCAGATTTATTTATGAATGCTGGTCAGGAGATTGTGTTGGATGTCAATAAAAGTATACGCACAGAACGTGTTGTCGTCAATGATAAAATGGGGATCGGAACCCTCAATCCAACGAGAACGTTTGAAATCCAAAAAGCAGGGGCTGATAAGGTTGTCGTCGATACGAACGATGGAACTGAAAATTTATTTATCATTACGGGGAACACACTTTCAACCAATCTTAAAACATCTAGCACATTTCGGGTAGGTGAAAATTTGGTGGCGGATTCTTCAGACTCTAACGTACTCCATATAGGTGGTAATACATTTTCAACAAACGTCACCGTCGGGACACAACTTGTGGTGGGAACCGAAGTTGATCCAAATTCTGATTCTAATGTAGCCGTCTTCAAAAATGGTAACGTAGTTGTTCAAGATGGAATACTCAGAGTTTTTGGAGACGTTGAATTCTTTGGAAACTTGGCAATCACAGAAGCCCCCGATTATACGAGTGTCAATAATCTGGTCGTTTCTAATGCCGTTATTCAAATGGGTACGGGGAACAATGGAACCTACGACACAGCTTTACTCATGGTGGACCAACCAAATGAAGCAAACCTCTTTGTCGGCTACACCCACTCCGATAAGAATTTCAATTTGTCGAGGACATTCGGTGGACCCGAAACACAGACATTTACATTTGATACTTCAAACACTCTAAACCTCTACGTACACGGTGAACTGTATACACAAAATAACTTTGGTATAGCCAATACTTCACCAGATTTCTCACTCTCAGTGGGTTCAAACCTCTATATAAATGATACAGCTGGAGCATCCAACCTACTCCACGCCAATGGGTATGGATACTTTGAGGGTTTGAGAATCGGTGACAATGGTTTAACGGTTGGTAATCTAATCACCCTCGACGCCGATGCGGATGTACCCATGCTCGTAAACTCAAATATTCAAGCCCACGGTATCCAAACCACTGGTTCACTACCATCCGGTATTGCAAACACCGCACCAACAGACAGTTTGTCTATCGGTGACAAACTCTTTGTAAATGTTCACGCGTCGAGTGCCAATACCATGACCGTCGAGGGTAACCTGGTCACCGGTCGTCTCATTACCCAGTCGATTCAGGTTACAGACCTGTCCTTCATGGAGGGTGCTACTGGTATAACAGC